CGTTGAACGGCGCCTCTTTGCGGTCCAGCCACGAGGCCGGGACTACCTGCTTAGCGCCGGTCGATTTCGAGTAAGCGTCAACAAACTGCGTCATCAGCTTTCCTTTCAGAGCTTGTGGGAGACGAGCGCGAACTCGTCAACTGCGTAGATGGGGTGACCGCCGCCAGTCAGGGTTACGTCCGTGTCCGTCTGCGCATCCATGAGGACCACCTGACGCAGCTTTCCGGGGTGCCAGCCAGCGACGGTAGGTGTGGCGCGATTGAGGGCCGCACGGACGTTCCTAGCCACGATCAGTAGCGAGTCGCCCGTGAGCCCCACATACGTTGCGCGCATCCGCAGGGTCAGGACGTCGGGGACATCCTCCAGCGAGTCACCATCCGGGCCGCCAGACGATTCCTCGCCAAGGTCGCCCCAGAGGACTACGTATGGATAGGCGAGTGGCTTGTTCGTGCCGTCCGGGTTCTTCTCCGGAACGACCGTGAACATATGCACCCGCACAGTGCCCGGCAATAGGGCCTTGACCGCGTTGTAATGTTCCAGGATCACAGCAGCCCCTCCGTCGCCTTGAACGCGTACTCGTAGAAGTTCGGGGCCTCTTCGAGCATCGCGTCCTCAGGATTGCGGACAGTGCCGCCACCAGGGCGAGACGTACCGAAATACGCGATGCCCGCCAGGGAAGCAGAACCGCCACCAGAGGGTCCGATCTCACCCTCGATTACAGCGTCACCGGCAAACTCAAGAACCTTAGTGTCATAGCTGATCGTTGGCGCCAACTGCTTGAAGTGTTTCGATCGGCGCGCATCCTTAGCCATGAGCACCTTCGTATTCAGGCAGGACTTCTGGACGATGCCACGCATCTTCGGAACCATGCCGGCCGGGATCTTCCGCAAGTCACGCATCAGCCCATCAAGGTCTGACGTATCCGCGCCCACTAGAGGATCTCCTTCACCGGCAGCCGGGCAGCAGTGTCGAACGTGTCAGGCGTGAACCCGGCGACGCGATACTGCTTGCCCACCGTGAACGAATTCAGCCGGGAAGTAACCATGGTGACCACGGCGCCGTTCGGTACGTCCGCAGCGTTCGCCGGGATGTGAACCTGGCGTGAGACGACAGTGAACGTCGCCTCACCAGCCTCCGGGTTGGACGTGGCCGAGTCCTTGGATTGAACCTTGCATTTGCCGGGATTGCCCGCCGATACCTGTTCGGGTGTTGGGTAGATACGAGTGGATGTGTTAGTGACTTCCCCCGTGTCCGTGTCCGTTACTGGTTCGCCGGGGACGTCAATCGTGCAGGTGTCGAGCATTAGGGACTCGGCTTCAGCGCGGCCAGCAAGGACCGCAGCCTCGGCGCTCATGGCGCACCATAAGGTGTGATCGTGAACGAGTCACCAGACGACCCCGGCAACAGCTTCGACCACTCGTCATCCGTCAACTCAGGACCACCGCCAGGCGTGCCCTCAATCCACGGCTGCTCCGTAGTCGAATAGTCATCAATCGCAACCGTCCGAGACTTGAGCCCCTTAGGGTTGTCAAGCTTCCGGATGATCGCATTGGAGATGACTCGGATAATCGTCGGAACAGTTGGCCGGCCCGCGGCGATCAGCACCTCTATCGTGGGGATCCGCTCAAGGATCTCCGCCTCAAGGTCGTCAATCCACGCGGCAGCCTGAGCCGCCTCAGGGACCGTGAGGGTGCGGCCATAACGCACCTCGACATCAGAAACGTTCGTGTAAGTCATGACCGCACCGCCTTACTTGCGTCGTCGGGTGGTTGCAGGCTTCTCCGGGGTCGCCTTGACTGGCTCAACCTCTGCATCAGCATCGGTCCAGCCCTGCGCTAGGTAGCGCGCCGCGAGGTCACCCTCGCAACGCACTACCGTCCCGCGTACCGGGTCAATCAGACGAGCCATTTACTACGGGGTGGCGTTGGTGTACTCGACGAACGCGGCAGTGTCATTGACCAGCCAGCCGTATTCGGCTTCAGCCAGGATCGCAACAAGGTTGTTCTCGAACAGAGAAACAAGCTCGCCGTTGATCGTGACGGTTGCTTCGGTGGAGACCTTGTAGGAGATGCCACCCACGGCGCCCCATGCGGTCTGCGACCAGTCGCCGCCGAAGCCGAGGACAGTGCCGGTTGCGTTGTAGACGCCCTCGCCGATGAACGCAGGGCGGCCCAGAAGGCGGCCCTGACGGAACGGTGCAGCGTTGTCCACGACGGGGGAGTCGATGTAGATCGGACGGCCTCCAGCGTCCACAGCGCCGTTCAGGAGCGGCTCGAAACGGTCATCCAGTGCGAACCCGGACAGGCGCTTGCCGTCGTCAACCAGCAGCTTAAGGCCGGCGTTGATGTCACCGTGAATGCCACCGGACGCCTGTACCGTGGTGCCCAGTTCGACGGTCTTCGTGGTCTGAGCCACGAAGGTAGAGAACGGCGTGTTCGTGCCGTGCAGGGCAGCGGCGTCGAACGCTGTAGCGAAAGCATCGCCAACCTGGTTCCGCACGATGTTCATGTAGTTGCCGGGGTTCGCACGGACGACTTCAGCAGAAACCACCGAGATAACGGCGAGCTTCTTCGGGTCCATGTTCTTCAGGGCAAGAGCGCCCTTGGATGCGGGCTTCTGAGTTCCTTCAGCAACCCACCCGGCGGACAGTTTGCCGGTAACGACCGGGATCGACTGACCGGCAGCACCAAGCTGGATCTGCGGGGAAAGCTGCTGGACGGCGGACGAACGTGCGGCACGCTCGAAGATGGCAGCGGACTGCTCGCGGTTCAGAAAACCGGAAAAGTCCGAGGTAGTTGTTGCGGCGGTGATCGCCATAACGTTCTCCTAGAAAAGGGGTATCAGTTGATACCAAGTTTTGATTTGAGATCCGCCAACAGTGGGTCACCGTTGAGCGCGTAATCCGGAATCTTCGCGCCTTGCGAGGGGTCCGGCTTCGGGGTGCCAGGAGTGTTCAACCGAGCCATCAGAAGGTCAGCCTTCGCGGCCACGTCTTCCTCAGAATCTCCGGTCAGGAACTCGATGAGGTCCGCGGGTACGCCCTTTGCTAGGGCTACCTTGCTGCGGACATTCTCTTTGCGGAGCGTGGCAAGTTCAGCGGCTGATTCCTCGGCGGCCTTCTTGGTGCGCTCCAGTTCGGAAAGGTTCGCGTCCTCAAAGCTCTTGAGTTTCGCGGCCAGTTCAGCGGCAGTGCGCTCGGCAGTTTTGCGAGCGTCGCGCTCAGCCTGCAAAGCCTTCTTGCCGCCATCCCCAAGTTCCTGGGATTCGGTTACCTCAGTCGCGGGCGGGGCCTGAACTTCGGTGGTTGATTCGGTTGCTGCTTCTGACATGGTTTGTCCTCCGTCGCGGATGGAAAAACCCCGAACAGGCATCGCGCCAGCGGGGAGAATGTGGGCCCGGCTCAGTAGCCGAGAATGTACTTGCGGTATTCGCGTTCGACACGCGCCGCAACTTCAGGCGTGACCTTCGCAGCCTTCGCGTTCGTGAACGGGTTACGCCCAGCACGGACGGCGTCCCAGTTCGCTTGCGCGTCATACACGCGGCGTTCAGCGGCCGTCATAGTCGCCCGTTGGAGCGGATCCCTAACGCCCGTCTCACGCGCCCTCAAGACGACCTCACGAGCGCCAACACGAGTACCGCCGCGCCCCAGCTGCCCGAAGCCCTCAGCCTGCCCACGGAGGACGCCTGTAGGGTTCTGACCGCCCGGGAGGATGTAGCCGTAGCGCTCAAGCTCCGAGAGCGTTTCAGCGCGGCTCAGGCCCTTGCCATAGATAGCCTCGGGTGTGAGTCGTGGACCATTGCGGCCGAAGTTGCCGCGACGCGTAGTTCCCTCGGTGGTGACTAGCCCGCCCGGCTTGACTCCGCGCTTCGCGTTCACAACCTGGAAGATGTCCGAGCCGTCGCGGATCGCCTGCGCCTCAGCCTTGCCGTAGATTCGATCCTGCTCAGCGGCAGACAGGCCATTGAAGTACTCGTAAGGGTCATGGATCAGGCCCTCGGTCTCAGCCGCAGCGGTAGCCGTCGTCTGGACGTGGACGCAATCGCATTTCGGGTGACGGTTGAAGCCGTTATTCCAGCGGTAGAAACGGCCGGCGAGGATCGAGCAGCGCGAGCATGACGGCGGGTTCAGCATCCGCACGTAGCCGACATTCTTGCGGGTTGCCGTATCGACGCCCGCAGCAGCGCGGCCAGTGTCCGCAATAGTCGTCTGCGTCGCCATGGTCAGGAAAGACCCACCCTTGCGGATAGCGTCCTTCACGTCCATCCCACCA